AGCCTTGCTTGCATGATTTGATTTTGAACGCCATTAATAGGTGGTACGGCGATTCTTCAGAAAACCAGCTTGCGAGGCGTGTTCTCTGGTTGGAATTGGTGCATTCGCGCCACATTGGTGGCGTTGGCAACGACCAGAAACACATTTACCAGTGGAATAAAAGTTTACCTAGTGGACATCCGTTCACGACAGTTGTCAACAGCTTGTACTCGTTGGTCACTTTGGTTGGTGCTTATATGCACCTTACCGGCGACCGTGTAGGTTTTTGGGCCAATGTTGCTCCTTTGACGTACGGTGACGACAACGTTTCTAATGTCAGCCTTGACGTTGTTGACGTTTTCAATCGCGTCACTGTTTCTGGTGCTATGCAGGAGTGTTTTTCTCTTGTGTACACTGCAGGAGATAAGGAGGCTGAGTTGAGCCCTTATGGTGAGTTGAGCCAGGCCACGTTTTTAAAACGTGGCTTTCGGCTCGAAGCCAATAATTGGTTTTGCCCATTGGAGTTGGACAGTTTTCTGTTCACACATTATTGGGTCAAGAATCAAAAGTTGAAGAGGGCTATCATGGAAGACGTGTTGGAGAACGCATTACAAGAGCTTTCTTTACATGACCAGAGCGCTTGGGAGACGCACAGTCCCAAACTGATGGCTTTGTTAAAGGAGCATTTTGGCGTTGACACGCGCGTTGCGCCGACGCGCAAAAGCTATCAAGCGTTGATCCTTTCTAGGAAAGACGATTGGTATTGAAGCACAAATACGCTGCTTCGCGGTTTAAATATCTGACGCAATGGGCTACGCGAAGTTAGGACAGGGTGTTTCATGGTCACCGTAGCTATTTAGCTTTACTACTCAAGGTCGGTATAACCTAGAGAAATTGCGTCCTGATTGATATCATGAGGCTGATACATTCAGTATATGTCTCGCCACAAATACTAATACATTAAATAAAGATGGCGATCTACGCGCTGATGTCGAAACTTGCGACGTCATCGATTCTTTGGCAGTTTCTAACGCGCCAGAGACTACCGGAGTTACTTCCTTTGTTCAGGAGGCTTGCACTGTTAAGACTGCTATCGATAATGCTTTGAGCAAGTCTTTTTACACAGTTCAGCCTACTTTGCAGGATGTTCGTGACTATTTTTCAAGGCCTGTTTCCATCACTTCCGGCGACTTGCCTTTGGGCACGCGCACTAGGTTTTGGAATGCGCAGCCTCGATTTTCGACCATTGTTGGTTACTGGCTAGATGGTCGAACTCGACTGCGTGGTGCTTATGGCATTCGCGCTACTGTTGTTTATACTCTCCAAGTAGCTGCAACTCCTTTTCACCAGGGTCTGGTCTGCCTTTCCTTTCAATACGCGGTTGACAATGCGGCTTCTGGTAACGGCCTTTATTTTAGGGCTTCTGCATCTCAGACCGCTACTAACGTACCGCATGTTGTTTTGGACTTGTCTTCCGATTCCATGGTACAGCTGCGTTTGCCTTATTTGGCTCCTACTGAGTACTCAGTGATTGCCGAGGTCGATCAAGATTTGATTTATGGTGGCGTTGCTCTTAATAATTTGGTCACCGCGCCCGCTGTTGCTGGCATGGGACCTCCAAGTTATCAAGTCTTGTGCCATCTTGAAGACATAGAGCTCTTTGGTTGCACTCCTCAGCGTAATGACGTTGTGCAGCTTAACGCTATGCGTAAGCTGTCACCAGTTACTGAGGAGTTCGAGAAAGAGTCGCACCCTATGAGCAGTGCTATGATGTTGGCTTCTAAGTCAATTTCTTTTCTTGCAAAAGGAGTGCCTTCTTTGTCTTCTATAGGGGGCGCTACATCGTGGGCTTTGGGTAAGGCCGCTGGTGTTGTCAGGTTTTTCGGTTACGGCAAGCCTGTTGTTATGGACCCTGTTGTCAGGATTAACCGCTGTTCACACGTTGGAGAGTGGAACACCGACGTTGCTACTGCCACTTTCAATTTGGCAGCTACAGCAGCTAATACCACTTCTATCAATACTAGCGTTGGGTATTCTGACGTTGATGAGATGTCCTTGAAGTATGTTACTTCTCGGTGGGCACAGATCAATGTTTTTGAGTACGGCACTAATGTTCCTGCTGGCAGTCGTATTTATACAACTGTCGTATCTCCAATGGCTTTTTGGTTTAGGGCTTACGGTGCTTTGCCTGCGGTCAACTTTTTTCCGCCTCGTGTTGCACCAGTTGGCACTAATTCCATTCAGCCGTCTCATTTGTTTTTCGCTGCTAATTCATTTAAGCAGTGGAGAGGCGGTGTTAAATTTAGGTTTACTTTTGCCAAGACCAAGATGCACGCTGGACGTGTGATGGTAGCTTTTGCGCCAGACAATTTCACTAAGAATTTGGTTGACATGGTTTCTACCTCCACTATAGCCAATGTTGCTGCTTACGGTGCCAATGGACCTGACCCTTTTGCTTACTCCGCTATTTTCGATCTTAAAGATGGCAACGTCTTTGAGTTTGAGGTGCCTTACATTTCTAGGACGCCGTATTCTAACATTGGGACCAGTATTGGTTCCTTGGTTATGTATGTGGTTAATCCTTTGGTTGCTCCTTCGGTTGTCAGTGACACTATCGACGTTTTAGTCGAAGTTGCTGGCATGCCAGATTTTGAGTTGGCCAATCCTGTCGGGATTTTATATCCTGCTCATAATCAGGGTACTCCTTTCACCCAGTCTTTGAGGTATTTGCCTTCTCCTTTTGAGAGGCCAACCATCATTGATTGGGATGATGAGATTGAGGTGCAAGCTGGTAGGGTGCTTTCTGAGGCGCCTGACAGTGTTGATCAGCTCACCATGGGAGAGACTATTACTTCAGTCAAGCAACTTATTGCAATGCCGCATTTCACCAATGATTTTGCAAACGCTCCTGCATCTGTTATCACTATTCCGCCGTGGTTTTACCAACCCAATTATAGTGTGTTGCCCAATGCTCCTGGCTCTGGACTTAAGTACAGTTTTTCTTATGGTGGTAATTGGGCTAGTTGTTACGGCTTTTTAAAGGGTGGCACCGATTTGCATGTGTATTCTCCTTCTAGGAACACAACCATGTGGGTTAACCAGTTGTCTGTTCCGGGCGGCTGGGTTTCAAATAAGCCTTTCCCTTACAATCGTGGTCATAGTAATGCGCCTATAGCGTTTTCTAATGATTACAGCCTTCACGTGCGGCTACCTAACTTCTTTCCGGTAGCTCGCATGGTCGCCTGGGCGGCTAATGCTGTACTTGGCGGTCCTGGCACTTGGGGTACTAACCCTTATGACGCCACCAAGTTTGTGAGTCTTTGGTACGGCTTACAGGCCATATACAAGCTTACATTTTCTGACTCAGATTTGGACGCAACAGAGCGTTCTAGCATTTTCTATTCACGTAATGCAGCTGATGACGCACAATTGGCCATGTATATTGGCCCACCACCAGTCTGGGTACCAACTAATCCAGACGAAGCCGTTGGTTCTTTTGACCCTGACGGTATTAATATTCCTTTCCTGTGAACGCAAGGTTTCAGGTTACCATCAATAAAAACAAAATAACGAAATAAAAAATACCACTGTTAAATATGAGTTTGACAGTCCGCTAATGGAGCGGGTTTAGGTTCGCATAGTCGCTAAGCGCTAATAAAGAGGTGACACCCACCGGTTTAGGACCGGTTTAGAAATAACTAAGGAGTTTTTCTCGTGAAGTCACACGAGGGGATCCGTTCAAATATTGTATCCGGTGGGCCGTTGAAGCGCTCCCATTTGGTACCGTATACCTGCGGGCT